CTACGAAATGAACCACACCGATTATGTTGGGAGGACATTGATAGCGATGGACAACCCACTAACATCGTCCGAGCTGTACGGATCCCCCGACATGGCAGCCAAAACCATCTACGCCCACGCGGGGGAGTTGGAGCAAATCATGGAATACATCACCTTCCTTGACAACCCCGGTAACATAGACAACCTCATCGCCCTACTTGGCGCGGTTGAATCACCCGACATTGTTCTCATTGACTACCTCCAAATCATCCCTGCATCCAATGACACCCGCAAGGCAATAAGGGAGGTGCAGGTTGGCGACATATCCCGCAAGATTAAATTGGCAGCACTCCAAATGAATTGCCCGTTTGTTGTTGCCGCGCAGCTATCCAGGGCAGGGGATGGAGAGAAGCCTAAGCTATCCCACCTGCGCGAATCAGGAACCTTGGAGCAGGACGCAGATACCGTCACCTTTCTCTACCAACAGGAGGATGGAGGGAAGGTTGCTTCTACCCAAAAGAATCGCAGAGGTGGTTTTGGAGAGCATGATGTCAGGTGGAATGGGGAGTTTATGAGATTTGATAGGTATCACACATCTTTTTAAAATGAAAAACAGGAACTTGCAAAACACAGACAACTGGGCAAAACCGAGTGATTTTTACGAGAAGTTGAACCGTGAATTTTGCTTTGACTTTGACCCATGCCCTTTAAACGATGGCCCAATTGACCCAAGCGCGGACGGCTTAAAGATTGAGTGGGGGCAAAGAAATTTTGTAAACCCACCTTATAGCAGAGGCCTGAAAGACGCGTTTGTTGTCAAGGCCTTGGAGCAGTCTAAAGCTGGAAAGCTGTGTGTTTTACTTTTACCCGTGAGCACAAGCACAAAACTTTTCCACGACATAATTCAACCAAATGCAGACGAAATAAGGTTTGTACGCGGCAGGATTAAGTTTATAGGGGTTAACACAAAGGGGGAGCGGGTAACAACAAAAGCAGGCATGCACGACAGCATGGTTGTAATATTCAGGCCTAAATGTTAAAGTGTGTTAAAATTTATCATGAACTATTGTAAGATTGATAAACTTGACTACCTTTGACTAAATCAAAATCACAATGACCGCTATTCAAATTCAAACCCTCGCTGTAATCTCCGCCACTGAAATCTATATCGAGCGCAACAAGCGACAAGGAGTTTCGCACGAGGTGGCTCTCGCAACCTTCGACCCCTCAGCGGAGTGGTTTGCAAAACTGGTGGAGAACTGCAAAGAAACAATCAAAAGCCGCCTTTAATGGGCGGCTCCTTGTAAAAGAAAAAAAATCAAAATCACAAACACAATGGAAAGCGAAGAGCAATCAGAAAACGCAACCAAGGAAGTCACTCTGAGCGTTACACCGCAGCAAGCGGACATCATCCAAGTGTTGACCAAGGCAATTCAGTCTGGCTTTTTCTATGCAATTGGCTACTCACACGGCCAAATCCAATTACAAGGTTGTCTTAACAAGGAAAGCCGTAAATGGGCCGAATCCTACGTTAAACTTGAACTGACTGACAGCAATTGGATTCAAGGAGAAAGTTGGGCTGAGGCCGACGTTTCAATCAGAATTACCCTCACATTTAATTAAAATCACAAATCATGAAAACTTTAGCAATCGTCAACGACAGACAAGTAACCTGCCCCAACCACATTCACCCAACCCGCAGGATGAAAGAAACCAAAGCGGTTGTAAGGGTTGTTTGCTCAGGGCAGGAGTTGTCATACGGGCTGAGATCCGAGGTTGATGCGCTCGAATTTGTAAGCCATCAACTCACATCCGGGAACGAGGCGTATGTAGCCAAAATCTTTTGAGGTTATGAACCACTACCACAACACCACCAACGAAAGCGACCCCGCCTTTGAAAAGAAGGCAACGAGCCAAGATTATGAGGTGCTGTCGTTTTTAAAAGGCTACGGACAAGCGACCGCATCTTTTATTTGGCGGCAAAGGTTCACAACCTTTACCCCGCTCACCTCTGTTAGGCGGGCGTTAACCAACCTTGAAAAGGAAGGGTTTATCGAAAAGGCTGGAAAGCAGAAAGGGATTTATGGACGCAACGAATTTATTTGGAAAGTGAAATGAAACCATCCTACGCATTAGAGGCAAAAATCTCAGCGATGCTGCCAACCTCATTTGATGTTGCGGTATCGGTGAAGAACCGAAAGAATTGGGATGTGTACGTTGTTATCTCATCCACCCTGGGCTTTGCCATTTACGACATTGAGTTCGCATCGTCTAATTGGGAGGCCCTGCGGGATTCGGTTCTCGATCACTTCAAGAAGTTTGCCAAATACAACTTTACGAGTGGCGGGAAGCTAATTGTAAACACTGGGACAACATGGGCGCATCACATTGTTGCCCAATGCCGTCATCGTGGAATCAAATCAAAACCAATAACCCAAGGCGCATACTACCCCGAAGTAGGGGTGGTGCTGATGGATAATTAAAGAAGAAGCCATGAAACCAATGAACACACACCTTGCCTACATCCCCAAAAGATTAGAGGCAACAACACCAAAGGAGAAAGCCCAAGCCTTTAACAAGTGGGCTAAGAGGTTAATGGTATCGGAGGTAACTGACAAGTAACCCAAAATCACTAAATTAGCACCATGAGAGGCCCCGAATCAATCCTACAAGAACATTGCGTAAACTGGTTTCGCCTTCAATATCCAAGGCTCAGGACAAACCTGTTTGCAATCCCGAACGGAGGTTATCGCCATCCATCAACTGGCGCAATCCTCAAACGTGAAGGAGCGGTGCCGGGCGTGGCGGATCTGTTTTTGGCATACCCATCCCAAACTACCCACGGCCTATTCATCGAGATGAAAACGCCCACGGGCCGACAACAACCCTCCCAAAAGGATTTTGAAGTGGCCATCCTAAAAGCGGGCTACTCATATATCCTCGCAAGAACCGTAGACCAATTCATCGCAGAAGTAACCGACTACCTAAAGGGTGCTGACCTATAATGACTTTGAACCGCACAGGGCATTTATGGAGGGAGTTTCCCGAAAGCATGGAGCGACCCTCGAAGATTCGCAGGACATCGCCTCTGAATGTCTTATTAAGGTTTATGAACGAGGTGTGGCGGAGGGCTTTGAATGTATGTCTTGGAATGGTAAACCCAACGTTTTTTACCTCTTTACCATCACCCGAAACGAAACAATCTCCCGGTACCGAAAAGCAAAGCGAGGGCCAAAGCTCATCGAGATTGATGAACGACTATCCATCGATGATAACCAACTGCCCATCAACAACGATGATGACGGCTTACTATGTGAACTACTGGAACATCTACGCAACAACCTCGACCGATACCACTATAACTTGGCGCGGATCGTCATCCTTAAACAAGTACCCATCAAAAAACTAAGCAATGAAACAGGACTTCCCAAGCGAAAGCTCTACTACGCCTACGCCCGAATCAAACAAGAAGTTAAGGCGTTCCAACCGAAAGAGTACCACTACAACCCCATCATCGAAGGTCAAAGTGGGTGCGACATCAAAGCATACCTCAAAGACCTCCCAAGCCCAGAAGGTAGGGTTAGGTGATGCGGTGGAGGCGGTAACCAAGGCCACAGGAATCAAAGCCCTGGTTGATTGGTTTAGCGAGGAAACTGGCATTGATTGCGGTTGCGACAAGCGAAAGGAGGCTCTAAACAAAATCACCCTCTTTCACAGGTTTAAACCCAACTGCCTGAATCAAACCCAATATGACATCCTCAAAGGGATTTTACCCGAAGTGATTAAGACCAACAAGGTAACGCCCGCGCAGCAGGATGCCATTTGGGACATCTACGAGGCCGTTATGCCTCACCGCCCATACAAGGTTAAACCCTCGTGCCAAAAGTGCTGGGTTGACATCTACCACCAAGTAAACGCAATCTATAACGCCTACAAGCAATGAACAACCTTTGCAAAACTTGTGTCCACTGGAAGACTGAACAGGCAGAACTTGAATATGCCAAAGATCGAGGCATCTGCACAAGCCCGCAACACGGCTACACCATCGACAACGAATCTGCCTGCATGGTTCTTGACAGGCACAACCGCTCCGATGCTCACACGGGCGTTCAGAGGTTCGAGTACCAGTCAAATCAAATCCCGTTTGGCAAACCTGTCAAATCGAGGTACTGCCTTGTAACCGATGACGCTTACGGGTGCATCCATCACGAATCTAAACAAACAAAGCAATGACATCACAAGAATTTAAAGAGCAACCCCAGTTTGAAAAGGAGTTGCTGGTTACGAGGGTTTACGCAATGTTGCCAATTCATTTTGATTCACGAGAAGGCGGCCCCATGAGCTACTCCGCAATCATAAGGGTTTATGAACTCCTAAACACTCACGGCACATCAGGGGTTAGCGTTCAACATTTGTGGGATATGTTTGACAAAGTTGTGAGCGATCATCGTGAAAACCAAGGGCATTTATGACAACCACCCGTCTACCCATTGCCGCCTTAAAGGTTAACCCAAACAACCCAAGGGTTATCAAAGATGCCAAATTCAATCTTCTTTGCGAATCACTGCGCAAGTTCCCGGAGATGCTTGAAATCCGCCCCATCGTTGTAACGCCTGATGGGTTGGTGCTTGGAGGTAACATGAGGCTGCAAGCTGCCAAGGCAATCGGCCTTACCGTTGTGCCAGTTACTACCGTTGACCTTACCGAAGAGCAGCAGCGCGAGTTCATAATCAAAGACAACGCCTCGTTCGGTGAATGGGACTTTGATGTACTTGCCAACGAATGGGACTTTGAAGAACTTGAACAATGGGGGCTTGACCTACCCGACCAAGGTAGCGAGGATGAAATTGAGGTAAAGGGTTCAAAAGAACAACAGCCCCAAATCACCATAACCTTTGGCTCGTTCGAAGAGGTAGAGGTTGCCACCACGAAAATCAGGGAACTCCTTGAACGGGATTTTCCTGATGCTTATTTGGAAACGTTTTAAATCAAATCACAATGGAAAACTACATTGGGCAGAAGTGCCTCGTCACAACAAGCAATTGGTTCTACGCCCCCGACGGCCGGATTTACAAGGCTGTGCATGGAACCGTTAAGTCAATCACTGACATTCAAAAGGAACACGGATTAAGGATGCAATCTGGAAGTGCCAACTGGATTATGGAGATTGGAGAGATGCTTATAGCGGGCTGCCAAATCAACTACATTGTCAAATGTGAAAGCGCAAATACAGGGCCAGCAATGGACTTTTCAACAGGCTCTGACGCTGGAGCCGAAGGGCCAGTAGTTGTATTCGAGCGGCCATCAGTAATTTATCAAACGACATGATTACCTGCATTGTTTCGGTAATTCTTTTAACAGGAGCTATCGCAATTGTTGCCGCGTACATCTTTTACATGGTGTGGGCATTCAAGGCATACAAAAAATGGGAAAGGAATCACAATGAAATCATAAGAAAGAAAGACGTTCTTACCCAAGAGTACCACGACCACTTCATTAAGTTGGCCAAAAAAATAAATCAACGATAAATCACCGATGCCAAAACCCGAAAACGTAATCCCGCACAAGTGGAAAAAGGGTGAAAGCGGAAACCCCAAAGGAAGGCCGCGCAAGCTACCTGAACTTAACAAGTTACTTGCTGATGTACTTGGAGAGGAGAAGGATGGCGTAACCGCAGCGGAGGCCATTCTAAAGGCTCTACGCGCTAAGGCGGCCCGTGGGGATATTAGGGCGGCCGAAGTGTTGTTAGACAGGGGATATGGCAAGCCCACGCAAAAGGTAGATGCCAACATCAAAGTAGAGAACCCCGTGTTTAAGGGGATTGACCTTGGAACACCTGAAAATAATGAGGGAATTACCTCCGCCTCACAAACATAACCAAAGGAGGGAAAGTAGAAATAATGGAAGCACAAATGTCCGCAGCAAAATTAGCAATCCCTGAAGCCCCGCCAACAATCCAACATGTTCTTGAGCGATTTAACGAAGAGATTGGCGAATACCACAACCGTCTATTTATTTTAAACGGATTAACAAGCATGGCGACAGGTAGTGGTGCTGAGTTAGAAAAAAGCGTTTCGGCTGAGCCATCTTACCATGGTGAGGCGTTGTGGAAAAGCGTCAGGGAATTAAACTACCTCAATACCACACTTGGTCAAATAATCGAGAAGCTACAGGGGTTTATTTAAACGTTGTTTCAGCAAACCACAGCACAAAAGAAGATTGCCGCCTTGCGCTCCCGATACAGGGTGGTGCAGGGTGGCTCATCTTCATCAAAAACGTTCACCATCCTACCCATGCTTATCACCTACGCGGCCCAAAACCCGAAGAAGGAGATAAGCGTTGTTGCTGAAACCATCCCGCAAATCAAACGCGGTGCGCTCAGGGATTTCATTAAAATCATGGAGTGGACGGATAACTTTGTTCCTTCAAGGTTCAACAAATCATCCCTCACTTACACCTTTGCCAACGGATCCTTTATAGAGTTCTTTTCCGCTGACCAACCCGAAAAGCTACGAGGCGCAAGGCGCGATGTTCTATTTGTCAATGAGGCGAACAACGTGGATTGGGAGGCGTTTCACCAATTAGCCATTCGCACCCGCGATTTCATCTACATTGACTACAACCCCACCATAGAGTTTTGGGCGCACACGGAGATAATTGGAAAGCCCGATGCCGACTTCATTATCCTTACCTACCGCGATAACGAGGCACTACCCGAACAAATCAAATCCGAAATGGAGAAGGCCATTGAGAAGGCCAAGACCTCGGATTACTGGAGGAATTGGGTTAGGGTTTACGTTGAAGGGCAGGTGGGCCAACTCCAGGGGGTTGTGTTTAGTAATTGGCAGCAGGTGGACGAGATTGATTCATCTGCCACCTACCTATGTACCGGCCTTGACTTTGGATTCTCCAACGACCCCACCGCAGCCGTTGACATCTACAAGTTGGACGGCAAGATCATTGTTGACCAAGTAATCTACCAAACGGGATTGACCAACCCTGAAATAGCCAAGATTTTAAAGGAGCGCACCCGCAAGGTTATAGCTGACAGCGCAGAGCCTAAGTCAATAACCGAGATTCAAAGGGCTGGTGTAAGCATTAGTCCTGCTCCTAAAGGCCCAGATAGCATAATGCATGGCATCCAGCTTATTCAGCAGTACGACCTACTCATAACTAAGCGCAGCACCGACCTTATCAAAGAGTTGCGTGGTTATGTTTGGAAGACGGGTGTAGATGGCAAGGCGACCAATGAGCCGATTGGCTACCTAAACCATTGCGTTGACGCGCTCAGATATGCCTTCACGACCATGCAGCCAAAGAAAACTGGTAGGTACTCCATCCGTTGAAATGTTAAAGTTTATCACTCACCCTCGGAGTGAATGATAAAAAAACGTAGCTTTGACCTTAAACCAATAAGCCATGAATCGAATACTCACGATTATTCTACTGCTTATCCTCGTTGGTTGCGCCAAGGAGAAGGAAGCCGATATGTGCAACTGCGAGGAGCAAGTGTACCGCGCGCACATAGCCGTTGGCACTTACGCCTATTATAGCCACTCTGCCGTGTTTGTAGAGTGCGATAGGAGCGGAGAAGAAACCCGATGGTATGACCAGCCGTATAACTACCGCAAGGTTATTGTGTGTCCTTAAGTCAAAAAAATAAACCCCAGCATCGCACCGGGGTTTGAAAAAAGTTTACCCTGAGCGCGCTGATCTTACGGGAAGCGGGGTAAACGTGTTGCGGCAAAGATAATAGATGAAACTAACCTACACCATACCCGAAGGGCCAAACGACATCACAATAGGGATGCTGCAAGCGATTAACGCGCTTCCTGAAATGGCACCCGAACCACACGCCAAAGCTCTACTTAAAATCGTGTGCGGCATACCAACAACCGCAGTTGACAGCCTTCCCTCCAATTTAATCCTTGAAGCCTTTACCGCAGTTGATTTGGCAATCAAAGGTTTTGCAACCGCGCCCAAATCACTCCCCGAATCAATCACCCTGGGCGGCACCACTTACCATCTGCGGGATTTCAACGGCTTTACATTTGGTGAATATGCCGACCTTGAAACCCACCTAAAGTCTGCGGCATCGTCACATAAGGCAGTGGCCGTGGCCTACCAAGTGAAGGGCCAACCCTACAAAGGCACAACCCATGCCGACATCTTTCTAAAGGCACCCGCCACTCTATTCACTTCCGTTGCTCATTCGTTTAAATCATTCATTGAGCGCATCCGCGAGATTTACCCCGAAGTATTTGCGGGCGGATCGTCCCACCCAGCGGAGATAGAGTTTGGAATGAAGTGGGGGTGGTACCCCTCTATTCTTGCGGTGGCCCAAGGCAATCCATTGAACTTTGATAAGGCATCTGTAATGCCCCTCCATGAAGCGTTATATTACCTGAGCTATCAAGCGGATAGCGCGAGGTTGCAACGCAAATTGGCAAAGACAAAATGAGCTATTACAAAGCCTACGAATCACTAAAGCAAGCCTACCACCAAACAACCAAGGTCAACCAAATCTTCTTTGGTGAGCCGAGGGAGAGTAACAGGCAGAACATCTACCCTTGCGTTTTCATTACTCCAACCCCAGCACAAATCGGGGCGGCAGTCGTTTCGGTTTCATTCGAGGTGGAGGTACTTGACTTGTGCGATTTCAATAACGAATCAATCCGAGAGCAGCAGGACAACGCCAACGACTATCAGGACAACCTTTTAGACGTACTTGCCTCTACCATGAACATCCACAGCCAAGCGGTGAACATCATTAGCCGCGGGGATGTGTACGAAGCCCCTTTGCGGATTGTTGCAGGGCAATCTGCCACCCCCATTGTAAGGGAAGGCAAAAACAACGTGGCGGGGTGGTCGCTTTCATACACCATTGAATTTCCAGCCTATGGGCCTATTTGTTGAAACCGATCGGGTCTTAGACCAGTTGGGTGAGGATTGGGTAAGCTGGATGATTCGAGAACTAACCGTTACCCGAACAAGAACCGCTATCCGCGCCAAGTGGAAGAAGTCAGGCGGCAACTGGCAGGTGGCTGGTTACACCCGCAAAAAGTACAAAGGCAAAATCAGCAAGGGCGGTCTATCAACCAAAACCCTGGACTATCGCATCGAAGAAAACGCGGACGGGTCTAAGTCGCTTTACTTGTTGGGCGAGGAGTATTTGCGATTCGTGGACGAAGGGCGCGCGCCATTCGGGAAGCCGTCACAGGGCTTTAAAGGCGTTCCCGTTAAGAAGATGAACAGGTGGGTTGCTAACTCAAAGATAAAGCCGCAGAACACCGTTAAAGGCGGATTCATCGCCAATAACCCGAAGAACCGGAAAGCGATGGCGTTTATGATGAACCGAAAAATCAAGCACTTTGGGATTGAACCAACCAACATCATAAACGAGAGCCGCGACAAGGCGTTAGAGTTAAACCAACAAATGCTTATTGATGCCATTGGAGCGGACGTGGCAAATTACATTGACACCAACTTTTTGAGATGACAACCTTTCACAACCAACCAACAAGCAGGGTTAGTGCTTATTCGCCACTACTCTACCAAGTGACCAACACCAACGTGGCTCAAACGGGATTCTTCTACCGCTTTGAGATTTACATTTGGACGGGTGCTGCCGCATCGGTACCGGTGAGCGCGCAATTCACCATCGACAAATCACC